GAAGACCCTGCTAAGGCAGTAAATCAGGCAGTAGCGAACAACCCAATCCTAAAGCAATTGCAAGAACAACAGGCTCAACAAGCCCAAGTAGTTGCACTGCAGACGATTGAGAAAGCACATCCTGATTATTTAAGTGTAGCACAATCTGATGACTTTGCTTCTTGGATTCAAGGATCAAAGGTACGGATGGAATTATTTGCTAAGGCAAACAACTACGATGTAGATTCAGCGTTAGAACTGCTAGAGACTTACAAGTCAATACGCAACGTCAAACAACAAAAAGTAGAAGCTACTAAAGCTGCTGACGAATCGCTGAAGAAGGTCGATGATGAGAACCGAAGCAAAGCACTTAAGACTGCAGCCGTCCAACAAGGCGGTACTGGAGAGTCAACAAAACCTGTTTATCGTCGTGCAGATCTTATTCGCTTAAGAATGCAAGACCCAGCTAGATACGAAAGCATGGCAGATGAAATTCTACAAGCTTACGCAGATGGTAGGGTTAAATAACTTTAATTTAATTTTAGGAGATTTAAAATGGCAGCAGTAACATACCCAGGTGGATCAACATCCATCGTTAACAAAACAGCAGCAGACAAGTTTATTCCAGAGATTTGGTCTGACGAAGTAATCGCTGCGTATCAGAAGAACCTAGTATTGGCAAACCTCGTCAACAAAATGACGATGCGTGGTAAGAAGGGCGACACGCTCCATATTCCAAAGCCAACACGTGGTGTTGCAACAGCTAAAGCAGCTAACACTGCAGTTACCATCCAAGCTGACACCGAGACCGAAGTATTAGTTTCGATTGACCAGCACTTTGAGTACTCACGTTTCATTGAGGACATCGTTGAAGTTCAGGCTTTGGCATCACTCCGTCGCTTCTACACAGAAGACGCTGGCTATGCTTTGGCTAAGAAAGTTGACGACACATTGTTCCAATTAGGCAAGTCCTTTGGTAACGGTGACGCTTCTGACTGGACACACAGCACCAGCTATTACATCGACGCTTCTACTGGTCTCACAGCTTACGCTGCTGACACTGTAGTTCCTGCTGACGTATTCACTGACGCTGGCTTCCGTGCCTTGATCAAGCTCATGGATGATGCTGACACTCCAATGGATGGTCGTTTCTTTGCAATTCCTCCATCACTACGTGCAGCTATCATGGGTATTGATCGTTACAACAGCTCTGACTTCGTTGATGGTCGTGGTGTTCAGAATGGTCAGATCGGTACGCTCTATGGTATCGACATCTATGTAACAAGCAACAGCCCTATCATCGAAACTGACGCTGACAATACAGCTACTTCTGGTGGCGACATCAAAGCAGCTATCTTGGCTCATAAAGATACCATGGTTCTTGCTGAGCAAATGTCTGTTCGTTCACAGACTCAGTACAAACAAGAGTACTTGTCTACTCTGTACACTGCTGACACCCTCTACGGTGTTAAAGTAGTACGTCCTGAGACTGGTTTTGTATTAGCTGTAAACGCTTAATAGTAGTTCCTAAGACTCTCCAGCTTCGGCTGGGGAGTTTTCTTTAAGTGCATTCAATGAGTGTATTTAAACAAATATAGGAGATAAATTTTGGCTATTTATCGTGGTGCAGGTGGAGCAGGTGACGCTGTAGGAGACGCTTCTAGTGAAGTCTTATTAGCACTACAAGCTAAAGATGCTGCACAGGCTGCACAAGCTGCTGCAGAGTTAGCACAGGTTGCTGCAGAGACTGCTGAAACTAACGCAGAGACAGCAGAGACTAATGCAGAAACTGCAGAGACTAACGCAGAGACTGCTGCTACTAACGCTTCAAACTCTGCTAGTGCTGCTTCTACATCTGCAAGCAACGCTTCTACATCTGCTACCAATGCAAGTAACTCAGCATCTGCTGCGTCTACTTCAGCAACCAACGCTTCCAACTCTGCTTCCGCAGCAAGCACCTCAGCAACTAACGCAAGTAATTCTGCTTCTGCTGCTTCTACGTCTGCATCTAATGCTAGTACTTCTGCAAGCAATGCAGCTACTTCAGCGACTAATGCTGCTAATGCTCAAACTGCTGCTGAGACAGCAAGAGATCAAACCTTAACAGCATACGATAACTTTGATGATCGTTACTTAGGGTCTAAAACTTCTGATCCTACATTAGATAATGATGGCAATGCCTTAGTCGCTGGATCGTTATACTTCAACTCTGTATCTGGAGCAATGAAGGTATACACAGGATCTGCTTGGGTTGATGCTTATTCCTCTGGTACTACATTCCTAACCAAAGCAAATAACCTATCTGACTTAACAAATACAGCTACTGCTCGTACTAACTTAGGATTAGCAATTGGTACAGATGTATTAAGTCCTAGTGGCTCTGGTGCTTCCCTAACATCGCTAAACGCTACGAATATCTCTAGCGGTACTCTTGACGCAGGACGCCTTCCAGCATTCTCTGGAGACGCTTCTAGTACTGCTGGTTCAAGCTCTTTAACACTTGCTACAGTTAACAGCAACACTGGCTCTTTCGGCTCATCAACTGCTGTTCCAGTTATTACAGTTAATGGCAAAGGCTTAATCACTGCAGTATCTACTGCTTCAGTTTCTGGTTCTATATCAGTTACTGGCGGTGATTTAACAATGTCAGGTAATACTGGCACTGCAATCACTAACGCAACGCTTGCAACAGTTAACTCTAATACTGGTTCATTTGGTAGTTCTACTGCTGTTCCTGTAATCACAGTCAACGGTAAAGGTTTAATTACTGCCATCAGTACTTCCTCTGTTCAAGGAGGAGCAGCTCTTAGTAACGATACAAGCACTGCTAGTGATTTATATCCAATGTTTGCTGCTGCAACTAGTGGAACTCCTACAACCGTATACACATCCAATGCTAAGTTACTATATAAACCAAGCACTGGTGAATTAAAGGCTTCTCAGTTAGTTGCTACGAATGGAATCATTGCTAATAGTGCAACCATCGCAGCAGACTACACAATCGCTTCTGGTCAAAATGCAATGAGTACTGGTGCTGTTACAGTCAATAGTGGAGTTACTGTTACTGTAAGTTCTGGTAGTCGTTGGGTAGTTCTATAAGGATAAGATATGTCTATTGTAATGTTAGGCTCAACATCAGGTAGCTGTACGCTTCAAGAGCAAGCGGTGGCGGGTACTACTGTTTTAACTTTGCCGACTACTAGTGGAACTATAAGTCTTGATGGTGCAGCGTTTAGTGTTTATAACAACACAGGGCAATCAATTTCAACAAACACAACAACAAAATGTAACTTTAATACTGAAGAATGGGACACAAACAATAATTTTGCATCTAGCAGGTTTACTCCTACTGTTGCTGGTTATTACACCTTTTCGTGCAATATTGGTTTTCAAGCATCAAATACTTATGGTTTTTTAATACTTTATAAAAATGGTTCAGCTTCAAGATATTTAACTTATCCACAATCTTCTATGGGTTCTATGGCTGGTGGTTGCATGGACTATGCCAACGGAACAACAGATTATTTTGAGATTTATATATACATAGTAAACGGACAAAATGTTAATGGAAATGCCTCAAGCGGTTATTTTCAAGGTTGTTTAGTGAGGGCTGCATAATGACTTTATACGAAAAAATTAAAACAATTTATCCTGACTTAACTGATGCAGATTTTTATCCAATTAATGGCACAATAATGCTTCAAAACGATTCAGACGGCAAAGGCGATTACATTGCTAAGTGGGAACACCCAACATTAGCTAGACCAACAGCAGAGGAGTTAGCATAATGTCCGTATTGATAAATGCAAGCACCAGCACAGGGCTAGTACAAAGTGCCGACACAAGCGGTGAGATTGAACTCCAATCTAACGGCACAACTGCTCTAAAAGTAAACACCAACGAGGGTATTCAAATCCTAAACTGCTTGGGTGTGGGTAACGCTACCCCATCTACTAGCGGTGCTGGTATTACATTTCCAGCTTCTCAATCAGCAAGCACAGACGCTAATACACTAGATGATTATGAGGAAGGAACTTGGACACCTAATGTTGGTGGTAACGCTACTTATACTGTTCAAGTAGGAAG